AGTAAACATAAAATATAATCATTGGCGTTATGTTATACGAACAACATTTTGTTGAAAAAATTTTAAATTTATGCTTGACATTTTATACAATTTGTAGTAATATATAAGTGTCGAAAGGATAATAGCTCAATATTGCGATAGAGCGTACGGCTAAGCTTGAAGATATCAAAACCGTAAGGTTAATGTTAAAGTCATTTTATCTTTTCGATTATATGAAACATTAGTATAATAGGTATTACGATATTTGCCGTAAGTATTTGGGACGCGTCATACAAGCGGAATAACAAATATAAATATTAGTTCAATTCTAATATGTTTCAAATAAAAATTATGGTTTGCAACCTAATAGCAAGAAAGAGGAAATAAAATGGAAACAAGAAAGTATGAAGTAACAGTAAACGAAAAGAAAGGAACTTGCGACAACGCATTATTCGAAAAAATGGCAAAGAAAGGAGATTTAACAGCTATCAAGTTATCAGAATTAGTAGGCGTAGAAGTTAAAATAACAGGATATGCAAAATGTCATATTGTAACAGATGAAAAAGAATTTGACATCAACTATTTTGATACTGAAGAATACGGATTAGTTTCAAGCGGTAGCGAAATCTTTACAGAAAGCGTAGTAGATTATTTCGGAGAAGTAGAAAGCGTAAGACTAACAGAAGTAAAAACAAAGAAAGGAAAAACTTATAAAGCAGTACCAGTATTAGGAAACAACAAAAAAGAAGAAAAAACAGAACAAAAAGAAGAAACTACAAACGAAGATTTACCATTTAATTTGTAGTAAAGGAGAATATATATGCCTAGAGTAAAAAAAGAGCTAACTCGAGAAGAACAAGAGTTATTTAACGAATTGAAAAAATTAAGTAAAAGAGCTAATCAACGTATAGTAAGATTAGAACGCGAGTTTGGTAAAGATACTTGGGCTACAAAATATTTAAAAGAAAAGCTTGCAACCGAACCGTTGCAAGCTTGGACTATTTCTGGGCGTGTTAAAGCCAATAAATCTATGACAGTTACACAAATGAAAGCAACAATAAAAGCAACAAAAGAATTTTTAAATAGTAGTATATCAACACGAAGAGGAGTAAAAAAAGCGAAACAAAAAGCTATTAAGACATTAAAAACAAGATTTAGTACTGATGTTTCGGATATATCATACGAAGAGGCAGAGGCATTAACTAGCTTTTTTGATGACAAGGAAGTAAACGACATTACTAATTTTATACCTCGGGTCTGATGTTTTAGCAATAATAGAAGAGGCAAGAGAGAAACAAAATGATTATTCTACATTTGCAAGTCAAATGGAAAGTATAAAACAATGGAACAGAGGAACATCAATGGAAAATGTATTAAGAAAAATTTATGCTAAATATATATACCGAGGAAATGAAGATACAGACGAATTAGAAATGTTATATAGTAATGTTTTAGAACTTATAGCAAATGCTACAAGTGAATATGATTTGCAAGAAGTCGAAAGTATAGTAAGTAATTTATTATCCGAGGGAAAAATCAAAGAGCAAGAATATAATTATTTAATGAACGCTATAAATGATAAAAGAAAAGAGTTATAAAATATGAAATATTTTAAAGAATTTCAATATCATTTTGGGGATATAGTAGGCGAAAGAAAGCAAGTAGATAATACTATATATTCGTTAGATATAGAAACATCAAGTTATTTAATATTAAATGGAAAAGTACTACCAGCTATTAAATATTTAGATTTAACAGAGGAAGAACAAAAGAACGCGGAATTTAGAAGTTGTATGTATATATGGATGTTTTCTATAAATGATGTAGTATATTATGGTAGAACTTGGGAAGATTTAAAGAGCTTTTTAGTACGATTAGATTATTATAATCCGAATAAGAAAATTATATTTATACATAATTTATCATTTGAATTTCAATATTTAAAAAGTGTTTTTAAATTTAAAAATGTAGTAGCACGAAAAAAGCATAAAGTTATGAAGTGCGAAATGGAAGATTTTAATATAGAATTTAGATGTAGTTATATGATGACAAATTGTGCTTTAAAGTTATTACCAAAAATATTTATGTTACCAGTCGAAAAGAAAGTAGGCGATTTAGACTATACATTACTACGAACGCCAGCAACAACTCTAACAGAGAAAGAGCTAGGATATTGCGAGTATGATTGTCTAGTTATATATTATTACATTAAAAGAGAATTAGAAACATATACAAGAGTAGATAAAATACCAATTACAAGTACTGGCAAAGTAAGGCGAGAATTAAAAGAGCTTGTAGCTGATGACTGGGATTATAAAAGAAAAGTAAAAAAATCTATCAATATAAATCCGCACATATATAATTTATTACAAGAGGCTTTCGCTGGGGGATATACACACGCGAATTGGATTTATACAGATGAAATACAACGCAATATAGAAAGTTGGGATTTTACATCAAGTTATCCATATATATTAGTATCACATCAGTTTCCGTCTACTGAATTTCAAAAATGTATAATAAAAAATAAAAATCAAATGTTAAATAAATTTGCATATTTATTAGTAGTAGAATTTAAAAATATTAAATGTAAATATTACAATAATTTTATATCGCAAAGTAAATGTAGCAAAATTGTAAAAGGTGTTTATGATAACGGGAGAATAATTGAGGCAGAAAGCATAACAATAACTTTAACAGATATAGACTTTTATTTTATATTAGATACCTATAATTTTGAAAGTTATGAAATACAAGAAAGTTATTACAGTCGTTATGATTATTTACCAAAACAATTTATTGAATTTGTATTAGAAAAATATGTAAATAAAACAGCATATAAAAACGTAGAGGGTATGGAAGTAGAATATGCAAAAGAAAAAAATAAATTTAATTCGTTATATGGTATGAGTGTTACAAATATGATACGTGATGAAGTAATATACGATAATGAATTAGACTGGAGCGAAAGAGAATTAGAAAATACAGAAATAATAGAAAAATTAAACGAAGAAAAGAAAAAAGCATTTTTAAGTTTTGCGTATGGTGTTTGGGTTACTGCGTATGCTCGTTCTAATTTATTAAAAAATGTAATACAATTAGACGAATATGTTGTCTATTGTGATACGGACAGTATGAAATTAAAAGAGGGTTACGACAAAAAAGTAATAAAAAATTATAATAAATTTGTCGTAAAAAAATTACAGTATGTAAGTAAACTAATGGAAATACCATACGAAAAATTTAGTCCAAAAGATAGCAAGGGCGAAAAGCATATACTAGGTGTATTTGATAATGACGGAAAATACGCCGAATTTATAACACAAGGGGCGAAAAAATATGCATATACAAAATGGATAGATAAAGAAAAAATAAAAGAAGATACAAACGTACAAGAAATAAAAGGAAAAAAAGCAAAAGTATTAGAAATAACAGTAGCTGGAGTACCTAAAAGCGGTGCTTTAGGATTAAAAAATTTATCTGAATTTAAAGACAATTTTGTATTTGACTTTAAATATACAAATAAAAATTTGCTAATGTATTGCGAAAATCAAGAAAATTGTAATATAATAGATTATCAAGGAAACGAATATATTGTAAAAGATAAATCGGGGTGTTGTGTAGTTCCTACTACTTATGTACTAGGTAAAGCGTTAGACTATGCCGATTTAGTTTCCGACAATTCAAGTAAAAGAGCAAAATATAAGGAGTGAAAAAATGAAAGATTTGGAATTTATAAAAAAGTTTTCTAAAATAACTGTATCGGGTGCTTGTAAAAAAACAAAAGTAGATAGAGCAGGACTATTAACGAATAGGCTAAAAGATGAAAAGGCAAAAGCAGTAAGAGAAGAAATAGAAAATCAAATAGCAAGATTATATATAAAGGAAGAAAAAAACAATGGCGAATAAAAAAGTTATTCATTATAATTTAGATAAAATAGACGCGATACGGTGCAAGAATTAACTTGATATACGGCGAGCGTTCCAATGGAAAAAGCTATCAAGTAAAACATAAAAAAGCCGTAGAAAAATATTTAAAAACTGGAAAAAGATTTATTTTAATGCGTAGATTACGCGAGGAAATAACATCAGAGAAAATAGAACAATATTTTCAAGATGTAGATGTAGCAAAATTAACAAACGGAAAATATAATTGTATAACCTTATATAGAAAAAATTTATATTTATCTATTTATGATAATGAAACGGGTAAAACAAAAAGATATGAAAAAATAGGCTATGTAGTAGCGTTATCAACAGAACAGAATTACGCTGGTGCAAGTTATTTAGATGTCGAGGATATTATATTCGAAGAGTTTATGAGCCGTAGTACTTATTTACCTAATGAAAGTAATAAACTAATGAATTTTTATGCGACAGTAGATAGAAAAAGACTAAAAGTTAGATTATGGCTTGTAGGTAATACAATATCAAGGGTTTGTCCATATATAAATGACTGGGGCTTGCATAGTTTAATAAGTTCACAAAAACAAGGTACAATAGTAGTAAAAGAGATAAAAGATGTAGTCGAAGATAATCCGCCTATAAAAATTGCCTTAGAATATTGTATGTCAACTGGTCAAACATCGGGAACAATAGGAACAAACGCAAAGATGATAAATACGGGAGCGTGGGAAACACGTCCGCAACCTCATTTACCTAAAAGCTATAAAGAATATAATGTACTATATCGTTTTGGATTTCAATATCAAAGTTTTAAATTTTTATGTGAATATTTAGTAGATAAAAATATAAAAAATAGTCCTATATGGTTTGTACGTCCTTATTATAAAGAATTTTCTAATAAAATAATTGTATTTTCTGATATAATAAAAGTATCTAGATACTGGCAAAGAGATATATATAATATCTCAATAAAAAATGATAAATTGCGTAATTTGTTTATGACGTTCAAAGAAAACAAAATATTTTATTCAAGTGATATGTGCGGAACGGATTTTAAACAAGTTATAGATTTTCAAATAAGGAGATAGAAAATGAATAGTAAAATATTATTAGTTAAAAATATAAATATAGATAGACAATATAAAAATGTGCTTTCTTATACAGAAACACAAATGTTAGAATTATGTCAAAATAATTTAGTTGCACAAGCTGATAATTACTCGTTTTTACGTCCAACGGGAACTATAATGGCTGGATTTACTTATGCACAATGTTTACAAGCAAATTATATAGCGTTTCAAAATCCCGATTATAGTAACAAATGGTTTTTTGCTTGGATAGATGATGTAATTTATAAAGGAGATAAAAATACAGAAATTACTTTTACTGTCGACGCTTGGTCAACTTGGTTTGATAAATGGAATAAAAAAGTATGTTTTATAAATAGACAACACGTAAACGATGATACAATAGGATTACACACACTACCCGAAAATTTAGATGTAGGCGAAGTAGTACAAGAAAATAATATTGAAGATTTAGCGTACGGCAATGAATATGGTTACTGGATAGCTGTTGCAAGTAACTGGAAAATAAAAGACGGTAGTACGGGGGCTGAATTATTTGACAATGACAAAGGAACACAATACGCTGGTATAACTGTTTATGATAATACAGTTTTTGGAACACAACTATTTTTCTTTCATATTACATCTTTATCAAGTTTTGCTGATTTAGTATTATTATTACTTCGTACAAATGCTGACGGTCATATAGAAGATGTAGAAAATATATTTATAGTACCCGATGTTGCAATAGACCAAAGTAAGCTACAATTACATAGTGCAAAAGTTATAAGTGATGAAAATACATTTAGTTTTTATACAATGAGTTATGATATGTCGCCCGAAAAATTTAATACAGAAATAGACAAAATAACTTCTTTTTCTGATTACACGCCAAAAAATAATAAATGTTTTGTCTATCCATACAATTATTTATTTGTATCAAATAATCAAGGTAGCAACAACATATATAAATATGAAGATTTTAATACTGAAAAATGTATTTTTGAAAATCAATTTAGTATTGCTATTGGTGGAAGTGGTAGAATTGTACCAAAGAATTATAAAGGTATGTTAACAAATGATGATGAAGCATTAACACTAGGAAAATATCCTACTTGTGCGTGGTCATCGGACGCATTTACAAATTGGCTAACACAAAATAGCGTTAATATGGCTGTAAGTTTAGGATTAACAGCTGGGGCTATTGCTAGTACTATTGCTACTGGCGGTGCTACTGCTCCTATTCTTGCTGGTGCTGTAATGACAACAGCAAGTACAATAGGAAATACTATCGGTCAATTTAGACAAGCAAGTTTATTACCGAATATCAGTGGCGGTCAAGCTAATGGAGATGTAATATGGGCTTGTAATAGAAATGTATATAGTTTTAGACAAATGAGAGCTAAAACAGAATATTTAAAAATTATAGATGATTACTTTACACGTTTTGGATATGCAATACGAAAATTAGAATTACCTAATATTACTGGTCGTAGATATTGGAATTATATCGAAATAGGCTCAACAGAAGAAATAGGATACGGCGAAGTACCAGCAAAATATATGGATACAATAAATAATGCTTGTCGTAGCGGTGTTACTATATGGCATAATCACGCAAATGTAGGTAATTATGCACTTGATAATATTATAGTATAGTTTCACGTGAAACAAAATAAAAGAGAGGATATATCCTCTCTTTATATTATTTCAACATTTACTCTTGTTTCTCCAGAACGAACAGAACAAGTATTTGTAACATTTCTAACTTTTACTTCTATTTGGTCATTATTTGTAAGACTAACATAAAAATCAAATGTATAAGTATTAAAAGTATTACTTGCATTTGTAGTTGCCTTATTTATATATGCTTCAAATCTTGTGTCTTCCACTCCATTTTTAAATACTGCTATGTTAATTCTATCATCAACATTTGTATTTGTAAAAGAAACTTGACCACTCAAATGTAATCGGGCTTGTGTATTTGTAATGTTATTTATTTTAATTATTCCGTCTGTTCCTAATTCAATAGGTGCACTCCATTTTGACATTGATTTATTTACACTTAAAATTGTTGCCCAAGTACTTGCTGTAAGTTCCATAACTGCATTGTTTCTATAAGTACCTACAAAATTTGGTACTGTTTTAATTTGACACCAAGGTGTCCAAGTTGTTCTGTCTGTTGTTTTTCTCATATATGGCTCAACTAAACTATTTACTGCAAAAAAGAATTGATATAAAGCATTTGTTCCAATTCTCATATTTTTAATATAGAATTGATTTTTATATTCTGTATTATTATAATTTAATGGCATATTTAGTAAAGTGTTTATAATATTTATATCTGTACAAGTATAATTGTCTAAAAATGTTAATGTGTTTAAATCTGTATTTTCTTTAATTTCACTATTATAATTAAATTTTGTAATAGCTTGCCCCGTACAATATGAAGATAATATATTATTTTTTACTTCAATTTTAATTTGATGACTTTCGTTAGTTGTATATAATCTAGCTCCAGTATTTAAAGCTTGTTGTATATATGGTCGGTTAAGTGGTGTTAAAACTGAATTTATAATATAATAAATTCCATTTTGTGCTACTCTTTTCATAAGTTCATCTGAAGTAGTTTGATTAACGCCATGATGAGGTACTGAAATTACATTTATATTATAAGGTAATTCGGGTGCGTAATTTTCTTCGCTTATTTTCTCACTATCTCCAGTTAATAATATTTTATAATCATTTAAAGTAATTAAAGTAATTAAAGAAAAATTATTATAAACATCTGTTATGTAATAATCTTCGTAAAAATTATCTGTACAATTATAAAAATTTAATTTTGCAAAATCATCAATTACGATTTCTTGTCCCTCAATATTTGGATTTATAACTGTATATCCTTTTGTATATCTAATAAAATTATCAACTTCATTATAGAAAGTTTTATAATAATCTTGTGTTAATTCATCATCTAATTTTTTATGATATATAAAAGTACAGTCGCTAAAATCTAACAAATTACTATTAACAATATTTTTTAATCCGTCTACATTTCCTATATGGTCTGTATCAAAATGAGTAATAATAGCATAATCAAATTTTGTATATTCGTTTGTTACTAAAAAATTGATAATATTAGTACTATTAGCCTCTAATCCAAAATCTACTAATATTAACTTATTTTGTAATTTAACTACTGTTCCACTTGCTGTATTAGAGCCAGTATAAATTGGAATTACTTGTACATTTGCATCATTAAAATTTTTTATTTCATTTATATTAGTTTCATTATTTAATATTTTTTGATTTATTTCTGAAAATATTTCTTGATTTATAATTTCTGCTAATGTTCCGTCCTCTACCATTTCATTTAATTTTGTATTTATTTCTTCTTGTACATCTAAATTATCAAAATAATTATTTATATAATTTTGTAAATCAATAAAAGCGTTTGTTACATTTTCCATTTGTGTTCCTAAAGTATTTTCGCTATTTATTATTTTATTCATTTCTTTACCTAGTTTACAAAATAATTGCCACTCGGTTAAAGCGTCAAAGTCTGCCTCAATAAATGGAAAATTCTCTAGTATAAACCACTTAAATGGTGTTAATTTATTAAAATTAAATTTATTCATTTTCTATCTCCTCTCTTTATACTAATTGATAAAAAAGACACTCTAAATCTTTAAATATCAATGTATATATTGATTTTATATTTTCTTGCATTTCTTTTAAAATTGCTATTTTATCTGCTGGCGAACGTGTTATAGTTTCGTTATATTCGTTTACATCTGTGCCGTTATTTTGTGCTTGTGATGTTCCTTGACTTGTAGAATTATCCTCGCCATTATTTGTATTTGTATCGTAATTATAATTTGTAACATAACTACCGTTTCGTAAATCTTCTAATTGATTTTGAGGTAACTCGCTATTTCTTCTATCTGATATATCATTTGTAGATGTAATACTATGATTAGTTAACTCATTACTTGTATTATTTGTACTTTCTGTTGTTCTATTATCTTTTCCAGTTCTTGTAGTTACTTCGCCGTCATTAAATATCTGCCAATTTTCTAATGCGTCAAACATCTTATTATATAATGGCATAATTTCATTTAATTTTACATCTAATTGAATACGAAAAGCTGTTACAGTTTCAAAACCTATACGCCTTTGTAAAAAATGATTTAGTATCATTGTTTCAAATTTTTCCTTTGTAATATTAGAAGTTAAAGGATAATCGAAATTAAATATTGTACTACGTCCGACTTTTGCTAAATCTTTTATTTTTACTTCGGGTGCTGGCTCGTTTAAATCAACATCGGGATTTACTATGCTTTCTAATATTGTATATATTGTAGGTGGTAAATTACAATTTGGCGGTAAAAAAGGATAAAACATAAATAATCCGTTATAATATGGTATCATCTTCGCCCTCGCTTTCTACGTCGTATTCTTCTACTTCTTTTTCGGTAGTTGGTACGCCGTCATAATATTTTACTTCTATTTCTTTTTCTAAAGCTTTCTTTCCATTTATTAAAATTTTATTTGCAAATTTTTCGTTTATTTCTTCTATCGCTTTTTGTCTAGGCTCAAAACGACTATAACGGCTGGCTACTGTTCCGCCTTGACTTGCTAATACTTCGTCTTTTATATTACGTTCTTTTTTCTGAAAATTCATATTTGCAATACCTATTAAACGTAAAAATTCGTTCCAGTCTTTTTCTTTGTGTAAGTCTATTTTATCTGCTACAAATGGTGCGGGTGCAAGTACAAGCGTTGTATCGTCCAAGTCTAAATCTTCATAGGCAATTACTGTATTTTCCATTCCGTCTACATTATTTACTAAATCTTGTATAGATTTTACTTTTTCTGATTTTGTTTTCCAAAATCTAGGTGTCTTTTGCTGTGCAATATTGATATCGGTTGTTCTAGTGTCTAATGCTAGGCGCTCACTGTATTGTAGTATATCTAGCCATAAAGGATAACGCCCGTTATTATCATACATAATAACAAAATCATCTTGACTTCTAATGAATTTACTATATCCATTTTGTGATATTACTTGTATGCTTGTAGGTCTACCGTAAACATCTAATTTTCCAATATTTTGATATGGTAATGCTAATAATCCTAAAACTTCATCAACGAAAAATGCTATACTTCCTTGTCTTAATAATGTTTTGTTTAAATATGCTGTATCAATAAATTTAGGCATATTGGTAAATTCAAACACATTTTCGGCAAGTGTTAATAATTGTCTTTTATACATTTCATAAGTTTTGAAATTATACAGTTGCGAATTTATCAATTTTCTTTTCATTGTTTTTCTCCTTTCTTATAAAAATAATAACGGCTAGATTTTATATCCAGCCGTTTTAGTTTTAAAGTACTGTTATATTTGCTGTTCCAGTTTTTGTAGTATCATATACGCTTGTAGCTGTTACTTCTATTAGTGTATCTTCTTCATTATCTGTACTTGCAACGTGTCCAGCTGGGATATGTACTTTTCCTGTTAAGTCAACAGTAGCTTTCTTTGCTGGGTCTGTTTCTGGGTCTTGTGTTATACTCCAAGTTACAGCCTTATTAGCAAATCCAGTAGTTGTAACAACAGCTTGTAATTGTACATCTAATCCAGCACTTGCTGAAACTTCACTAGGATTTACCGTTACATTTGTTACAGCTGGTGTATCTGTTGTAAATACGACAGCTCCTTTAAATGGAGATGTAGAAAGTACTTTCCAAGTATGTAGCCAATGATTTCTTTTTAAACTTTCTGGGTTATAAAAATCTGTCATTTTTGTGTCTGCGTTATTATCCATTGCGTATGAATAATCTTGGAAAAATTCATCATCAATTATTACAGCTGGTATATTTGCAAGAGCTGTTAACTCTGCCTCTGTAAATGGTACATAAGCGTCCCCAAGTAATTCTTGTAATCTTGCTGTATCGTGATTTCCAAAACCATCTATTAAAGCACTTCTTGATTTCATTTCTGCTTCATTTCTAAAGAAAGAAGTTGCTAATACGTCTGTACTCATATCTGCTTCAAAATCTGTATTGATAATTGCTATTTGATTATCAAATGGAGTAGAAACGCGTACGCCAGCTGGATTATAGTTTGGACTTCTAAAAGTCATTAAATTTGAAATAGATTTTAATTTTGCAACTCTTTGTCTTGGTGTTAAGTTTGCGTAGTTATCTATTTTAACACTTGTTATAGTTCCGTCTATAATTCTTCTACATAACATATATTTGTCTGCTATATATTTATCGTATTTATATCCTTCATATAAAGAACCTACTATTTTTTCGATTAAATCAAATAATCCGCCTTCTGTATTGAAAGCCATTGCCATTTGTTCATCTGATGTAGTAGTCTTATAGAATTTTTGATAATTAATTTCGTGTAAATAATTATAAATATTTGGTACAACGTTTTCCAAGAAATGGTCTACATCGTTTGCGTATTCGTTATAATCATATACGTTTGCTATATCTACGATTAATTCTCTTACTGTTTGCCCAAAAGGTAAAGTACCTCTATTTGCAAAAACTTCCCAAGGATTTTCCCAATAATTTCTATCTATTACAGTTAATCCAATTAAATTTATTGTATTTATGAAAGCATTTTTATATCTTTCATTTGACATTATAAGTTTACCAATAGGAGCTATGCTCTCGCCTTGTACTGGTAAATCAATATTACTTGCTAGCTCTGGTGTTGTATTTATAATAAATGATAAAAGCTCGCTATCATTATTTACTTTTAAAACTTTGTTTAAAGCCATTTTAATTTCCTACCTTTCTTAATTATATTTCTTTTATGTCGATTACTTCTTTTTCTTCTAATTCTTCATCGACTTCATCTTTTTTATCTTCGGCGTCTTTTTTGTCATCGCCTTTTAAAAATCTTTGTTTGTATTTTTCTTGTAAGTCATCAAGTTTTGCTTGTAATTCATCTATTTTAGCTGTATCAACTTCGCCAACTTCCATACTGTCTTCTATATCTTCTAGTAATTGTATTGCGATTTCGTTATCTGTTACAAGCTCATTTACTTTTGCTTTTAAATCTTCTTTACTAAGCTTCATCTTGATTTTCCTCCTTTCCCTTTTTTTTAGTTCTTGTTCTTGTGTTCTTTGTTTCCATTGTTGTGCATAATCTTTCCATTACAACAGTGTTATTGTTTATCGCGTCTTTGATTTCGTCTTTGTATGCTAACATTATTGTTGTGTGTTGTTCATTTAGTTTTGCTGTTTCTTGTGAGTTCTTATCTGTTATATACTTTACATACCAAGCCATACCAAGACAAGCAACAACTGGAAACGCATAACTTCCTAAAAGTGTTGCAATATCCATTTTCTTTCTCCTTTCTTCGTTAGTTTCTATATAAATTATATGCACATTTTTAAAATTTTGTCAATATAAAAAGCGAACAATTTTTAAATTGTTCGCCTTTTTCTTATAATATTTGTAAATACAGCCCAAGGAAATTTTTTTCTTTTTCTTGTAAATACTGGTATAGGTGGTATTCCCCCCATATAACTATACCAATTTAAAGCGTATTGCATACGCAAGTCATAATGATTTATACTCGGGTCGTAACTTGGTCTTTCATATCCAGCCATAAACATTACGGCTAATTTGTCGGGCGTCCAGTTCATAGAGTTATCTAAAAATTGTTGCCCTGTAATTCCTATCATATCGCTTGTAGCTCCCGAATTATAATAGTTTTGTATAAACGCTTGCGTTGTATACCAACGCCCAACCCCACTAATATTTAATATTTCGGCTCTTAAAACTTGTAATTGTACATTACCGTCATTATAAGGACTTAAACCAAGTGTAGCACAATTATTTTGTAATACTGATACTGGCGTCCATTGTACTAACCCGATAACCTTGCCCGCCTACTTCTTCACGCTCGGGATTTATACTACTTTCGGCTTGCATATTTCCTAGTATTCCAGCTATTGTATTATCGTTAATTCCTAAACTTCTATAATACGCTATTACAATATCTGCGTTGTTTTCCATTTCTGTTTGTGTCAACGCTCCACTTCTACTAATCCAAGCCATTGTTTTATCCTCTCAATATTTCGTTTACTTTTTTTTGTACTTCATTATATAAATTTCCTAATTTATTTTTTCTTTCTTGTCCGTTTCCATATTCTCCGCGTATTACTGCTCTTGCTAATTCTTCTATGTTTGGTGTTTCTTGTGAAACTTTATTAGATAATATTTCATTTACTCTTTTTTGCACTTCATTATATAAATTTCCTAGTTTGTTTTTTCTTTCTTGTCCGTTTCCATATTCCCCGCGTATTACTGCTTTTGCCAATTCTTCTATACTTTTTGAGTTATCAACAGAGTTTTCCACATCTTCCACATTGTCATATTTTGTTAAATTGTTACTATTGATTATTGACATTATTGTATTTATATATGTTGGACTTGTAGCATATCCCCCGTTTTTTATTGCTGTTATACACTCTAATGGACTTGATGTATTTATTGCTTTTTGATAACGTGATAATCCTAGTATTAAATCGAAATAGTCTGCTATACTTTCTGCTAAACTATTATAAGCTCTGAAACAAGCTGTAATATTTGTGTATGTACTTCCGTCGTAACACTCTTGTGTATTTGCGTTATATACTTTTCCTTTCCAGTTTGACGTTGCTTTTATTCCAAAAATTGCGTTTGCTTTCATCATTATTTTACTTTGCCCCCAACCACTTTCGCATATTGCTTGTGCAATTACTACTGATGAAAATAAAGGATTTCCCCTCTTTTTATTTTCTGCTACTACTAATGGTGCTATTGTTGGTATAAATTCACTTTTAGTCATAGTATTTATTCTCCTTTCTAAATATCTTTAAAATATAGTTGTCAATTTGATTACATATTGTTCCTATGTTTACATCAAATGTATAGTATGCGTCCCATATATGTATTATTTCTTTGCTATATTCTAAATTTCCTATTTTTATTTTAACATTGATTTTATATTTTCGCAAGTCTATATATTCAACTTCTATTTGCATATGTTTATATAATTCTTGTAGTTTATCTTCTATTTTTAATTCCATTGTTATTCTCCTTTCTTAATTTTCTATAATTTCTATCTTTTATAATTTCTACTAATAAATCTATTAAGACAAAAATTCCAGCCAGTAAAACGCTACTTATAGTAATAATTTGCCAAACAATTGTAAATTTTTCATTCATCTTTTTTTATTCTCCTTTCTCTGATTTATGAAATTCTTTATATATGCTTTTTCCATATCTGATTTTTTCAAATGTAAAACTATTGCATTTTTCACATATCCAGTAATTATCTTTATTACCTTTAAAATTATAGTCGCAATCGTCTAAAATCATTTCACTTTCACAAAAATGACATTTCATATATAATCTCCTTTCTAATCTATACGCGGTATATGATTATCTACTTTTTCTATAAATAATGCATTACGTGTTAATAATTCTAATACTGTTTTATTTGTTAATTTATTATAATAATTAAATTGTTTTTTTATTTGTTCTGTTGCTGTTGCTTTTGCTGTTCGCATTGCTCTTTCTACTCTTGTTCTTGTAGTATTATGTATTTTTGCTACATCATTATAAACTTTTTCTATTGTATTATTGTATTTATAATAATTTTTTCTATATTGTTGTATTGCTGTTATCCAATAATAAAAGCCAATACTTGTTACATTAAATTGTAATTGTAATAACATTTTATTTATTCCATAATACATTTGCCCATATCCTCTACTACCTACTTTAAATTCAAATTGTTTGTCTAATAGCTTTTCATCAAATTTATAATATCCCATATTTATTCGCCCCCTTTCATTACTTTTTTATCAATAAATTTCTCGTACTGCTCAAAATTTATAAGTCCTTTGATAGCATATTTAAAGTATCTTTCTTCTTTGTTATATCCTTGATGTTTTAATTTAATAAATTCTAATAATAGTTTTATTCTCTTCATTTCTACTCTCCTTGATAAAAATAATTATTTGCTTTTGCTACTAGCCATAACCAACCTAAAGATAAAAATTTTAATGCTACTATTTTTATTGTTATTTCCTCTGGCTCTCCTAAAATATATAATATCGCTAATATTGATATTATTGTTATTATTGCTTTTTTCATTTGTTTTCATCTCCTTTCGACACTTATATATTACTACAAATTGTATAAAATGTCAAGCATAAATTTAAAATTTTTTCAACAAAATGTTGTTCGTATAACATAACGCCAATGATTATATTTTATGTTTACT